CGTTAGAATTGAGTTCTCCTGTGCTACATAGTTTAAGTATGGATATGTTGTCCCCGAGAAACGAGGATTGGCTTTAAGGAATGTTCTTACAATTTCCATTACCTCAACGATTGCTTTACCATAAGAATTAGGACGAACCTTTAATCTTGCTGTAGGTTGGGGATTACCTGAAAAGTTTATACTATCAGGTCTAAAATAGATGTCTATGATAAACTTGAAGTTCTGTAAGGTATATCCTGTTGATGAAATCGTATAGATGTGTTCTCCATTACTCGGGGTAATTGTTAGAGGTGATTGATCTATGTTTATTATTACACTCATATTATTCGTTTGGTTCTTTTAATATATTGGTTAGGAAGGTTTGTAGGTCTATTCCAAGTTGAGCAGCAGGCCCATCAGGTTTCTTAAACTCTTTGATAAGAAGATCAAAACTATCATCGTAGAAGTTTGTAGGTTGAATACCATTTTCTTTGATTGATTTTGATATTGCTGCCGCTACTCCTTTGATGTTGAACTTCTTAAATCTACCTTTTGGGTCTCTATTCATCCCCTTCGTTCTAATCCATTTTTCTAATGGCTTGAGTGGGACATAAGTGCCAGGTTGTCTTCCATCATTTACATTCCTCCAATAGTCCAACATCATAACCTTCATCCTATTTGTCTCGGGGTCAAATGATACATTTATGGAGTTGTATAGATTACCTGTTTTCTTCTTCATATCCCTAATACCCTTCTTTGGTTTTTGACCGAAAAATCCTGGTGCGTATGGATATGGTTTTGCGAGGTTCTGTTTTAATGCTTCTTGAAACTTGGCAGCAAGTTCCTCCATAGCCGCATCAAAGTTTGGTTGTGGTATTTGTTGAAAAGAATAGAATTGATAATTACTCACTTGTTCCGTCGCTATTATTGTCGCAAGGTGGAAACTCTGCGTATGGTGCTATACACCTGTTTATTGCGTCAGGAACTCTCAATCTAATCCTACCACTCCATCCATTTACAAAGTCATCGTAAGCCTCACCAAATGGGGTCATATCAATAGGATAATCTATATCCAACTGGCAATAACATTCCATTCCTGTTGCGTATTTTAATTGAGCAATAACATCCTTTAGAATATCTAATGTATCACTATAGGTGTCTAACTCATTATCAAAGTTTTTAACATTCTGTATATCCATTATGAGTATATTAAACTCATAGGTAGTTTCTTTACCATCGGTTCTTGCCAGTTCAGGTATTACCCACATAGCAGGATAGAATGGGGCTTGATTGATTTGTGTGTTGTCCTGCTTCAATCTCATCTCTGTTTGATAAATAAGTTGTTCTACATCACCAAATCCCCACGATTGTATTTGTTCGTGGTAATCTGCTAATTGTCTCAACAAATCCATTATCTTCTTAAAATTATAGTATCCTACTGCGTTTGCCATATTATCTGTTTTTCATTTGTTGTTGTATCTTCTGTGCCTCTCGTCTTCTTATGTCGTTTATATCTTTACTATACGATAAATAGTTGAGGACGAATACTAACGGATATGTAGTAATCTCTTCAATTTTTGTAATGTCTTCGTTCGCCAACGAAACAAGAGTAGCGAACCAACCCCAAAACTTATCAAAGGAACGAACTTCACGAGTATCCAAATCATCTTTGCCGTCAATTTCAACTTGACCCAAAAAGAGGCCTGAAAATTGCCTTGTAAGGTTTTCCCTAAATGAAAAAAAAAATTGGTAGAACCACGAACATATTTGACTGGAAGTTTCTTGAACTCCTCCGCTTTTAGTTGTAGTTCTTTTGAGTTGTAAGGTTTGTAGTTTCCATTCTCATCTACCTCACGATACAACATCGCCATTAGTAATGGCATATCCTTTTTCTTTTCGTGGGGTTCTTTGGTAAGGTATGTGTCTATGTCTATAAACTCACCGAATGTTAAATTGGGTAAATCTAAAAATCTGTAGTTTTTATTGTTGAAACTGAACTCGTTGTAGAACTTATCCCCATCTTGAGTAAGAAAAGTGGATATTTCATTAGATATTTTTACTACCTCCATATAATCACTATTCTCAATCTCTTCTTCGGTAAGTCCCGTTGTGAATGATAATAACTTTACACAGAACTCACGCTCATCAGTCCATTCTTGTAATAGAACAAGTTTAGACCACATCTCAACTGTTGGCTCTTCAATCTCGTATTGTTTGTTTTTGTAATTAAACTTCATCATAAATAAATATCTTTTTTGTTTTTTTTATCCACAACTTTATCTTACCACATAGGTTCCGTATGTTGCTTTTTTCTTGAACGAATGAAACGATAATGCGAGGGATATTACTGTATCGTCGTGAAACCCGCTGGGAGACCCATATTTGACCTTTCTTGACTTGGGTGAGTATTCGTATGTAAAAACGCTTAACTCCTTGTATAGGTCTGTATTGAGTTCCTGTGTGGGTAGTTTTAATTTGCTCTCGTTCATACCCATAATCAAATCTTCTATCAGGTTCTGCTTACTATCATTACTGGTAATGAATGGTTGGACTGATGGGTATTGTTTTTTAATCTGTTCGTATAAGACATCACCTATACTATTCACCTCTGCGAAACATACTGGTCTCCACTTCTTTAACTTTACCACAACCTCACTAATGATGATGTCCCAACTCTTCTGTCTCTCTCTGTAGAAATCAACTACCTCACCTTCACTATTGAGGATCAAAAGAACTGTATAGTCATTCTGTCTTCCAAAGTCCAATCCTGCGTAATACTTTTTGGATGGATCATAGTTAGGGTAATGATCTAATACACAACAATTCTTTAATGAACCAAATACTTCCCCACCATCATCTATGAACTCTGCCAGTATCTCCTGTTTGTATATTGTTTCAGGTAGGGACAACTTTGCTTCTTCCAACTCTTCTGCTGTAATGAATGGTGTATCAAACGATGTAGCATAGAATGTTTTGTAGGTGGGGTATTCATCACTCATACCTCTCATCGCTAAATTGTAAAACCAGTTCCGTCCCTTTGGTGTTGAAATGAATAATACCTTCTTACCATTCACAAGGACTGTCGGTCGTAATACTGTGTTCCATACTTCGTCTTTGATGTATGCTGCTTCATCTACTACAAGATAGTTGAGTGTGTATCCTCTTAAAGTATCCTCTCGTTCTCCTGATCTAAAATAGATTACTGACCCGTTGATGAATGTAATTGTAAGTTCGCTCTTGTTGATTGACTTGGTAAGTGCTGTTCCTGCGATTGTATTGGTAAGTTCTGTGAATACTTTTTTTGCTTGTGAATATACTGGTGAGACCCACATAGACACAGAGTTATTATCCTCTAATGCCCACTTGAGTAATAGGTTCATCGCTGTAAATGATTTCCCCGCCTGTCTTCCAAAACAACCGATGATATACTTGATGTTCTTTGATAAACAAGCATCTATAATCTCCTTCTGTTTTATGGTGGGGGTAAATCCCTGAACTGTTATTTCTTTATTCACTTGGTTCCCCGAAGTTCAATTTAATTGATGTCCCTGTTATATGGACTTTATCAGGTTCATTTAGACCCTGTAGTTTAGCTAAATCGTTTAGTGATTGTCTTGCGTTGGTAAAGTCATTAGACATTAGTGCGTGTTCGTATATGTCCCAATACTTCTGTGTGTGTTTCAGGATTAGTTTGTCCTTTTCTAACTCAAACTTCTTCTTGAGTAATACCCACACCTTCGTCCAATATTCGTTCGCTTGTGATTTAGACATATTGGATGTGTCCTTACAATACTTTACAAACTCGTTATAGGATAAATGGTTTTCAAGTATCTCTCTTGCTGCGTTGTTGATAAATGTTCTCTTCTCAACATCGGTCATTCTCTTTGCGAATGAACCCTTTGGTCTCCCCGCCGGTCTTGGGGCTAATGGTTCTATTGGTAAGTCATCATCAGGAATTATTATGTCCGTCATTTGTTGTTATTTTTAATTCTGTTGGTTTATTCTGCTCTTCTTCATAACGAGCTTTTGCTTCTTCGTAGATCTTCTTTTTTAACATCTCAATCTCCCTTTGGTTCCCCTTCATCTTTTCGTTTCTTGCTTTGATCCTTTTGTTGTGGGCTTTAGCTCCACCTCGTAATTTACTCTTTGCCATAATTGTTCTTTTCTAATTTCCATTTATATCCCATATACGAATGACTATGTCCTCTATAACAAGTCAGTATATGATGGAATGAATTACATTCTATTTTCTTACAGGCTTCACTTGGATTATTAAATGATTGAATGAAGTTGTCGTCCATATCATATTGATTGACTACATACTCTGGTTGAAGTTTCCAAATGAACCCACCACGACTATCAAACTTTGTTCTGTTGTATGTCCTCATTATATCCCCATCCTGAACTCCTGTTGCTTTTGATGCTTCTAATCTATTCTTGTAGTCCGCTATGTAATTACCATCAAGGTCATATTGAACTACTCTATATGTTTCTAACTCCTCACCTGATATTCTTTTCTTACCAAACTCTGCGTAGGTTTCATTCAACTCAAACCCTATGAAGTTTCTATTACCGATTTCATTACAGGCTAATCCTGTCGTCATTATCCCACCGAATATATCAAGGATTGTATCCCCATCATCTGTAAGTAAGTTGATGTAATATTTAGGTAAGTCCTTATGGAATGGGGCTGGATGTTTAATTGAGTTGTCCCTTGATGCTCCTGCTGTTGAAAATCTTACTACATTATCAGGTCTTACTAAATCACCATTACTTTTTTTAACATCATCAACGTTCTTCCTCCTCTCACCATCAAATATATCCCCTTGAAAACTATACTTATGTGGATATTGATTACGTAATCTCGCTCCCTCTTTCTGCTCCACCAAAGCTCTATCCATATAAAACTTTAGATGTTTTTGATCTTTAACAAAATGGAATATAAACTCGGTTGTGTTTCTAAATCTCTTTGGTGATCCATTCGGTATTCCATTCTTTTTGTGCCAAATATAAGTGTCGTAGAACTTTAACTTGGTTTCCTTTTGACTACGATAGATAAGTTCATAAATAAAGGGATTTCTATACCCCGCCTTACAAGTATCGTTTATGTTTAGTATGAAACTACCACTCGGCTTTAAGACCCTCTGTATTTGACTAAAAATGGGTAATAACCAATCACAATAATCTTTAGGTTTTTGGATTGATATATTCTTACCATAATTCACTATGTCCGCATAAGGTGGGGATGTGATAATCAGGTCTATTGAATTATCAGGTAGTTCTTTAATCAACTCAAAACAATCACCAATTTTAATTTCCGTCATTTGTTTTTTATTAGTCAGGGTAATTTTTATACCTCTATAAATTAAAATAATAATAATTCCCTATAAATAAATATGGGGAAGAAGTAAAAAAAATTACAACTCCCCCAATTCTAAAATGAAAAATCAACCAATCACTCTTTGTCTTACCCCTCATTTATCAGGGTAGAATATCTTTTTTCAAGGTTTTTACAGATGTTATAAAAGCATTTACCACAGCCTGGCGACTTCTTTTGCTTTAATTCTCTGTTATAAAATCCATATATGTAATCCATTTCTTGTCTTGATAGTCCATACTTCTTTATCAAGATCATTACCTTATCCCATTCTTCTCTTGTTGATAATCCAAATGATAGTTGAACTTCTTTCTCTTTATCACACTCCTCACAATCTTTTTCTTTATCTGTGAAGAATAGTTGCTCGTTCAATTGCTCTTCTGTTTGCGGTGTCTGTATCTTCTCCGTATTCATAGTTCCATCGTTTTTCATTTCTTATTGAGTTTATGTGTTTTCTTGATACACCGAACATATCTGCTATTTCTCTATCAAAGAGTGTAGTATTAGCACATAGGTCTTTAATCAGTATTACATCGTTCTTATCTAATTTTACTCTTCCCATCGTT